GTGGTCGGGGTCAGCCAGCCCATCCGCTGGGATATCGAGGATGACACCAGCGAGGCCAACCTCCTCAATGCTTCCGAGGTCACCGCTCTTGTCCGCACCGACGACGGCTTCCGCTTCTGGGGCAACCGCACCTGCTCGGACGATGACCTGTTCGCGTTCGAGAGCACCGTGCGCGTGGCCCAGCTGCTCGCCGACACCGTGGTCGCGGGCATGCTCTGGGCCATCGACAAGCCGCTGACCCCGGCGCTCGTGAAGGACATCGTCGAGACCATCAACGGCTTCGGCCGCCAGCTGAAGTCACAGGGCATCGTGCTCGGCTTCAACGCGAAATACGACGAGGCGAACAACAGCACCGCCAGCCTCAGGGCGGGCAAGCTGCGCATCGACTACGACTACACCGTGCCCCCGCCGCTCGAAGATCTCGGCTTCAACCAGCGCATCACCGACAGCTACTTCGCGGACTTCGCGAACCAGCTGGCCGAAGCGGCCTGACCTGGCCGCGCTCTCTCCCACCTCGATCATAGGAGTCAGCCATGGGATTCCCCCGCGTCCTCAAGGACCAGATGCTGTTCAATGAAGGCAATGACTATCAGGGCGATGCCAAGACCGTCGGCCTGCCCAACCTCACCCGCAAAATGGAGGAGTATCGCGGCGCCGGTATGAGCGGCACCGTTTCGCTCGACATGGGACAGGAAGCCATGGAGGCTTCCATGACCTTCGCCGGGCCGATGCGCGACATCATCCGCCAGTGGGGAACGCCCACGATCGATGGTGTCTACATGCGCTTCGCTGGGAACTACCAGCGCGATGACACTGCCGAAATCGATACCGTGGAAGTGATCCTGCGCGGCCGGTTCTCGGAAATCGAGTTTGGCGATCAGGAAACCGGCGAGGTCGGCGACTTCAAGGCAACGATGGCCGTCGCCTACTACAAGCTGGTCTGGAATGGCCGGACCGAAATCGAGATCGACCCGATCAACATGGTCGAAGTCGTCAACGGCATCGATCTGCTCGCTGCGCGCCGCACCGCCCTCGGCATGTTCTGATCCCCCGGCCCGGCAGCGCGCCGGGCCGCCCACTTTTCCTCCATGACACCCGGAGATGACGAATGACCCAGACCAAGGCCGCTCTGGCCGCCTCCACCGCACTTGCCGCCGCTTCCGCCCCGGAAGTTCGCACCGTCACGCTCGACGCGCCGTTCACGCGCGGAGAAACCACGATCGAGACCGTTCTCGTGCGCAAGCCGAAGTCCGGCTCGCTGCGCGGCCTGTCGCTGTCGGGCCTGCTCAACCTCGAATACGGCGCGCTGGAAACGCTCCTGCCGCGCATCACCGATCCGATGCTGTCGAAGCAGGATATCGCGAACCTCGATCCCGCCGACCTCACCCAGCTGGGCAGCGAGGTCATGGATTTTTTGCTGCCGAAGGGCGCGAAGCAGGATCTCTCCCAGCGGACGTAACCGACGCCATGGCGGATATCGCCAGCGTCTTCAGCTGGCCGCCGTCCGAGATGGACGGATGGCCGATTGCCGAACTCATGATCTGGCGCGCGAAAGCCGAGAGGCGCGCCGGATCCGCCGAAGCCTCATCGAAACGCGGGAAACGATAAGTGTCTGACAGGAATCTGCGCATCCGGGTGCTCATGGAGGGCGCCGACCGGCTCACCCGGCCGATGCGGGACGCTGCCTCGGGTTCCTCCCGGCTTGCGCAGACCCTGAAGGCCACCCGCGACCAGCTGAAAGGCCTGCAGCGCGCGCAGGCCGACGTGGGCGAGTTCCGCCAGCTGAAACAGGGCATGCGCGAGAGCGAACGCGCCATGCAGCAGGCCCGCGCCCGTGCCACCGAACTCGGCCGCGCGCTCGGCGCAACGACCAATCCCACCCGCGCCTTGCGGACGGAGTTCGACCGCGCCCGCCGCGAAGCCGACCGCCTGACTGCCCAGCACCGCCAGCATGAAACCCGCCTGACCGAGGTCCGCAGCCGTCTCGCGGCGGCCGGGGTCTCGACCCGCAATCTGGCTTCGGAAGAGCGCCGCCTGCGCAGTGAGATCGAGCGGTCGAACGACAGCCTTCGCAGTCAGGACCGGCGCCTTCAGGAAGTCTCCGACCGGGAGCGCCGCTTCTCTGCCGCCCGCTCGCGCTTCTCGCAGGTGCAGGGTTCGGCCGCCGGTCTCGCTGCTGGCGGCGCCGCGGCGATCGGCACCGGCCTGGTCATCGCCCGGCCGCTCGAAGGGGCCGCACAGGACGCGATGGAATTCCAGTCGGTGATGACCGACATCAACCAGAAGGTGAACCAGAGCCGAGAGGCCGGTCGCCTGATGGGCCTCGATCTGCGTAAGGCCGCACTGGCGGTCAACCAGCTTCCTTCCGATCTGCAGAAGGGCGTGGACACGCTCACCGGGTTCGGCCTCGGCGCGCAGCAGGCCGTCGACATGATGACGCCGATCGGGCGCGCGGCCACGGCCTACAAAGCAGAAATCGACGATCTCGGCCGCGCGACCTTCGCCTCCTACGACAACCTCAAGGTGCCGATCGCCCAGACCGGTAAGGCTCTCGACGTGATGGCCCAGGCGGGCAAGAGCGGCGCCTTCGAGGTCAAGGACATGGCGCAGTATTTCCCCGAATTGACCGCGAGCATGCAGAGCCTCGGCTCCAAGGGCATCCCGGCCGTCGCGGATCTTGCCGCCGCGCTCCAGATCACGCGCAAGGGCGCGGGCGATTCCGCCGGTGCCGCGACCAACCTTCAGAACCTGCTCTCCAAGATCAATGCCGGGGACACGATCAAGAACTTCAAGAAGTTCGGCATCGACATTCCCGCCGCGATGAAAAAGGCCGCCAAGGAAGGGCGCAGCCCGATCGAGGAAATCGTCCGCCTGACCCAGAAGGCCACCGGCGGCGACCAAGCGAAGCTTTCCGGCCTGTTCGGCGACATGCAGGTGCAGCAGGCACTGCGCCCGCTCATGTCTGCGTTTCAGGAATACCAGAGCATCCGCGCCGAAGCCCTGAGCGCAGACGGCACGGTCAATACCGACTTCGCCGATCGCATGCTCGACGGCGCGGAGAAGGTGAAACGGCTCCAGATCCAGTCCAAGACGCTCGCGACCACCGTGGGCGATCAGCTGCTGCCCATGATTTCCTCGGCTGCGGATTACATGTCGTCGTGGGCTGGCAGCATCGCGGACTTCGCCCAGCGCCATCCCCAGCTGACCCGCGGCCTCGCCTTTGCCACGGCGTTGTTCGCGGGGCTGTTCCTCGTGATCGGCGGTGGCGCCATTATCCTCGCCGGGCTTGTCGCGCCGTTCGCCGTCCTGTCGGCCGCCGCCACGGCGCTCGGCATCGGCATGCTGCCCCTGATCGGTATCGTTGCGGGCATCGTGCTGGGCATCGGCTTGCTCGCGGCGGCGGGCTACCTGATCTACGAGAACTGGGGCGCGATCACGACGTGGTTCAGCGGCATCTGGACCGAGATCCAAGGCTATTTCAACGGCGGCATCGCGGGCATTGCTGCCATGCTGGTGAACTTCTCGCCAATGGGCCTGCTCTATGCGGGCTTCGCGGCGCTCATGAACTGGCTGGGCGTTTCCATGCCGTCGCGCCTGTCGCAGGCGGGCAGCGACCTGATGCAGGGCCTGATCAACGGCATCACTGGCCGCCTATCGGCATTGAAATCGACGATCGTCGGCGCTGCCAATTCCGCCGTCAGCTGGTTCAAGCAGGTGCTTGGGATCCACTCGCCCTCGCGCGTCTTCGCCAGCCTCGGCGGCTTCGTAATGGCTGGCCTGGACGAAGGCTTGGCCGACAACGCGGCCGAGCCGCTACAGCGCGTAGGCGATCTCGGTAGCCGCATGGCCAGCGCCTTCTCTGCGGACGGCCTCGTGCCGCGCCTCAATGCCATGTCAGGGCAGATGGCCGGCGCGCTCGCGGCGGGTGCCGCTGGCGCCGCCTTGGCCTCCTCCCCGGCGAGCGCGCAGGCCGGTGCGAACGGCAGCGTGGCAGCCGCCCCTGTCTCCATCACCTACAGCATCAAGATCGAAGTCACCCGCGGCGGCCAGGCGCAAGATATTGCTGACGAGGTCCGGAAGGCCATCGAGCAGATCGAGCGCGAGCGGCGTGGTCGCGGCTTCGGCGACGACTGAGGATTCTTCCCATGCATCTGCTCGCCCTTGGCATGTTCCTGTTCGAGATCGGCACGCTCGGTCCCGACGAATTGCAGCGCAAGACCGACTGGCGCCACGCCCGCTCAGGCCGCGTCGGCGCGCGCGACGCCACGCAGTTCGTCGGCCCCGGCGATGAAACGATCAGTCTTTCCGGCGCGGTCTATACCGAGATCGCGGACGGCCGCGTGTCGCTCGACAAACTGCGCGAGATGGCGGACGCGGGCGAAGCGCTGCCGCTCGTCAGCGGCAATGGCACGGTGTTCGGCAACTACGTCATCACCGCGATCGACGAGCGCCATGCCGTGCTGATGGCCGATGGCACTCCGCGCCGGATCGACTTCGGTATCGACCTCCTGCGCGTCGATGATCCGGCGCCGACCAACTCCACGGAAGCCGCGGCATGACCGAAGCCATCAACAACATGGCCGACTGGCGCGTGACGTTGGACGGCAAAGACCTTTCCGACCGCATCAACCCCCGCCTGGTCTCCCTCACCCTGTCAGAAAAGCGCGGCGATGAAGCAGATCAACTGGACATCGTGCTGAGCGATACGGACGGCATGCTCGCCATCCCGAAAGAAGGCGCGGTGCTCAAGCTCCAGCTGGGCTGGAAACAGGGCCGCGATGTGACGGTCGGCCTGATCGACAAGGGCAGCTTCAAGGTGGACGACGTTCAGCACGGCGGCCCGCCGGACCAGATCACGATCCGGGCGCGCGCGGCGGACTTCACCAGCGCCATCCGCAACCGCAGGTCGCAGTCGTGGAAGAAGACAACGCTAGGCGCGGTCCTGCGTGACGTCGCCGGGCGCAACAGCCTGACAGCGCGGATCACCGCCTCGCTCGCTTCGATCGCGCTGCCGTCGATCAGCCAGAGCCGGGAAAGCGATATCGCCTTCCTGCGCCGGCTTGGCCGCGAACACGACGCTGTCGCCACGATCAAGGACAAGAGCCTGATCTTCGCTCCGAAGGGCGCCGGGCAGACCAGCACCGGCAAAGCGCTGCCCACGCTAACGATCACGCGCGCGAGCGGCGACGGCCACAACTGGCAGCGCCAGAAGCGCGACGGCCAGCAGGGCGTTACTGCCATCTGGCATGACAAGAAGGCCGCGAAGCGAAAGAACTTCACCGTGGGCAAGGAAGATGGCGCGAAGAAGATCCGGAAAGTCTACCCGGACGAGGCCTCCGCCAAGCGCGCCGCCGTCGCGGAGCGCGACCGCCTGAAGCGCGCCCCGGCCACCTTCGATATCCGGCTTGCGCTGGGCAGGCCGGATGCGATGCCCGAAGCCCGCGTCAGCGCGTCAGGCTTCAAGGATGAGATCGACGCAACGATGTGGCTGATCTCTGAGGTGACCCACCGCCTGGACAATCGCGGCGGGTTCACCTCCGATCTGAGGATGGAAACCGCGCCTTAGCTAAAGGCGCGATCCACTTTATCGCTGTGATCAGGATCCGGTGGTTACGCTGCAGTCCGCAAGCTGCGGCGCACCAAGCACTTCGTTGACGGCACCCTTGCAGAGGAACACCATCTGAGCGCCCTTGGAGATGTTTGCCGCGTCTTCCTTCGATAAGCCGCTCACGCTGACATCGGTCATCTTGCCATTTTGACTGATGCCCATTCCCTGCACTTCGCCGGAACCAGCCAATTTGACCACAGGATCATCGGCGAAGTCGAGATCGATGTCTTTGACGGTGCCAGTGACGCGGAGAACCTTGCCGTCGTAGGCCAGCTTGGCCTTTGCTTCGTTCTCTTGAAAGGCAGCGGAAATGTCCTTTGCCGTCACGTCGGTGGCGACAACTTCCTTTTCAGCTGCTCCCGCTTCCGGCTTGTCTCCGCTCGCGTCTGCCTTCTTGCCGTCGCCCACGATGGCCCCCAAAATTCCAAGCGCAATGAACAGGCCAATTACAACTAGGCAGCCAATCCCGAGCTTTTTGCCCAAGCTCTTTTTCGGCGTGACATCATTCATTATCTAAGCCCCCAATTACTGCCCGCCGCATCATGCATGCGGACCAAAAAAGTCAGTCGTCCGGCCAGATCTCGTCAGGATAAAATGGCGGATCTTCATCGATATGCGGACGAGCCTGCTCGACCGGTTCGGCAAGCATGGCGCTGGTCAGATGCGGCTCCTTTCCCTCGAAGCCGATGCGGACCCACGCGCCAAAAGCAGCGCGCCGCTGGAACACAGCACGTGTTTGATCACCGCGCAGATTGTCGCCGAACTGCCGCGCGCGTTCAGCGCTGATATAGCCAATCTGCACGTCGCGGGATGAAAAGACGGCAATGGCATTCGGATCGTGCTTGTTTTGCGGCTCCGGACTTAACGTCACGGGCTCGCCGGGATGGCACAACAGGATCTCGAACTGCCTGTTGGAGCCATCGGCGTTCGGATGCGCGGCCCCTACAACCGCGAGCGACATCTCAGGAATCGAATTCATGGTCGGCGTCAGGTGCGGCGGAATACGCCAGCTACGCGGCCGATCACGGACACTTCGCCATCTGCAGCGACCTCCGGTGGTACCTGCGGATTATCGGCCATCAACTTGTACTTTCCATCCGGCAGCACCCGGACGCGCTTGATCGTCCCAAGCCCGCCATAGTTCAGCGCCCAAATACCTTCCTGCCGGTCGATGATGCGCTGAGACCGGTCGATCATCACGATGTCCCGGTCGTTGATGGTTGGGTACATGCTGTCACCTTGCGGCTTCACGATCGTCAGATGCGCAGCTGCGGAATGTGTGAAGTTTCGCACCCAGTCTTCCGGGATCCAGCGATCTACGCGCTCCATCGCGTTCTCGTCGAGAAAGCCGAGACCCATACCGATCGACAGATCGATCTCTTCGACCTTTATGAGACCCATCTGCGCAGCGATCTCTGCCGCAGAGGGAGGAATGAAGGCATCCTCGGCCGGATCGTCGACCTCGCCCGTTAGGTACGCCGCAGTGGTTTGAAGAGTTCGTGCGATCTTATGGAGGTGGCTCGAACCAGCGGACAAGCCGGTAACAATTTTTCCGATGGTAGCTTGGGTGACGCCTACCTCCCGCGCCAGCGCGGACTGGGAAAAACCCAGCAACTTCATTCGCTCAGCGACACGATCAGGCTTAATCATGGGCGCACCCTACAACCGTGGTAATATATCGAAACGATAGAATTGTCGTTGACTGAGCTATTCCAATGGTTGTAGATGGTAGTCATGACGCAGGACGTTACCCCTTTCGAGGCATTGCAAAAGGCCGTCAGCTTGGCTGGCGGTCAGTCGGCAACAGCTCGTATTTGCAGAGTTTCTCAGACAGCTGTTTGGAAATGGCTGCAAAGCGGAAAGCGGCTTCCAGCTGAGCATGTGCTCCCCATGGCAGCGGCCACGGGTGTACCTCCGCACCAACTTCGCCCTGACATTTACCCGTTGTCCTTGATGATGGATGAACCAGATTACACCGAAGAGTGTAGTTCGGTTGTAGTCACGCAGTTGGACCCTGTCCCTTGCGATCAGAATGCGAAAACGCAACGGAAGGATGTCGCATGACGAAACTGCGCGCCCCTCTGTCGTTCTCCCTCGCCATCACAACCGTCTGCGGCAAGATCGGTTGGGAAGCCGCTGCCAAAGTAACCGGCCGCTCCATCCGAACGGTCCGCCATTGGAGCGAAAGCGACCGGCACGGAACGCCGACGCTCGACCAGGCCATCTCCCTGGACCGCGCCTTCATCGAAGCGGGCGGCGATCATGGCCCGGTCCTGTCCTGCTATGCATTGCAGCTGGACGTCGCGATGGTCGATGCAGTCGCTTGCCGCACGGCGCTGGCTGACGACGTCGCCCTATTCTCCCGCGAAGCTGGCGATGCTGTCGGCCGCTGCATTCAGGCCCTCGCGCCGGGCGCCTCGCCCGCGATGATTCAGGCCGCCATTCTCGAGACCGAAGAAGCTGACGCGATCGTGCCGCGCCTTCTCGGTCGGCTGAAAGCACTTCTGCCCGGCAATGGCGCCGGGGCCGAAGCTAGGGGGCACAACTAGCAATGTCACGTCATGCAAAACTTCCACACGTCACCTGCCCGGCCTGCGGCGGTCGCGCGTTTGCGCGGTCTTCCGGCAAGTCGAGCGCGACATTCCGGGAGGTCTATTACGACTGCCGGAACCCCGATGTCTGCGGACACCGGTTCGTCGTCGAGATGCAGGCCGTCCGCACGGTCCGCGCCAGCAGCTATCCGAACCCGCTGCACACCCTGCCGATGACGCAGTGGCGCCCGGCCGCGAATGATCGTGCCGACAACGACAACGGCTCAGAGCCGGAAACCAGCGCCGCCGGCACCTGAGCTGAAGGCCGCGCTGGCCTGACCTGACACTTCCGAATGCCTTCAGCCCGGCCCGCTTCCGGGAACGCCCCCGCTTTGCCTTTTTCCTGCACTCCACCGGAGCCATCCCATGCTGCACATCCCGTCCAGCCAGTTCCGCACCGTTGCCCCTGCACGGCCCGCCGCCCCCGCTTCTAACCCCTCGGCGTTCGCCGCCTGGCGCAATCTGTGGCGGTCTGCGCCGCGCAAGGTCCGGAACGAGGTTCTGGCCCTCACTGCGGCCGCACCGGTCCTACTCGCCGCCTTCGCCGCCCTCTGGATCATGGTGCCAGCATGAGCGCGCGCCGCCCCGCATTCTTCATCGGCCAGTCGGTGATCATCTCTTCGGAGCGCTGGACGCCCAATGGCTGGGTGCCTGCCACCGAGACCGGTCTCGTCCTCACCCCCTGCGTCATGCGGCAGCACCGCCGGGGCTTCGTGGAGGTCTGGCGCGGCAGCGGCCGCCTTCCCGAAGTCCAAGTCTACCCCCGCGAAGCCCTGACGCCCGCCTGACCCTCCCGAAAGATCTGAATTTCCCATGCAGATGCGAGACGATATCCGCCGCGAACTGATGCCGCTCCTGAAGACCGACTTCCAATGGAAGAAGGATCAGGGCGAGTGGCTGCAAGGCGGCAAGTGCCCCGAGTGCGACGGGCGCGAGGTCTACACCCGTTCAGAAAGCCCTTGGGTGCTCAAGTGCGGCCGCGCCAACCGCTGTGGTTGGGAAGGCTCTGTCCGCGATCTCTATCCCGAGATCTTCGACACATGGTCGAAACGGTTCAAGAAGACACCGCAGAACCCCAACGCGGCGGCCGATGCCTATCTGACTGACGCCCGCGGCCTCAACCTGTTGGGTATGCGCGACGCCTACTCGCAAGAGTATTTCCGTGACGAGGCCCGAAATGTCGGCTCCGCCACTGTGCGCTTCCCCCTGCCCGGCGGCAGCTGGTGGGAACGCCTGATCGACCAGCCCGGCCGGTTCGATCGCAAAGCCCGCTTCGCCTATGGCAAGTCCTACAAGGGGCAGGCGTGGTATCGGCCCGACGTCTCGATGGAAGACTTCGCCAACGCCGATAGTATCTGGTTCGCGGAAGGCATCTTCAATGCCTGGGCGCTCGAACAGGCAGGCCAGCGCGCCGCTTCGACCATGTCGAGCAACAACTATCCCGGCGAGTTCCTGCGGCAGCTGCGGACACACATCGCAGCCTCGGATAGGCCGCACCGCAGCCCGCGCATCGTCTTCGCCTTCGACGTCGGCCCCGCCGGGACCAAGGGCAACCGCGATTACGTCAAGCAGGCTCGCAAGGATCGTTGGGACGCCTCCGCCGCGCTGCCGATGGGCGAAGACGAGACCGGCAAGGAACTCGATTGGAACGACCTGCTCCAGCTGGAGCGCCTGACCGACAAGCACCGCGCCGAGTACCTCTGGCACGGGCAGGTGCTGCTCGCCGAGACCGCGCAGGAAAAAGCCTACCTGATCTGGGAAAAACACCGGTGGAATAGCTTTCACTTCAACTTCGGCAATCGGACCTACTGGTGCGCGATCGACGTCTCGATCGTGCAGGAGAAGATCGACGAGTACCGGCGCGGGCGCACCCGTGAACTAAAGGAAATCGACAGCGCCGAGGAAGCGAATATCCGCATGGAAGCTTCTCGCGAGGCGCTGGCCGTCGAGGAGATCGCCAACTGCGCCTTCCGCGTCCTGTACCGCCAGCGCGACGAGGCGACCGACGAGACCAAGTTCTTCCTGAACATCCGCTATCCCAGCGGGAAGCGCCCGGCCGTGAAGGGCGACTTCACCGCTGCCCAGCTGCGCAAAGCCTCGAACTTCGAAGATCGCCTCTTCGCCTTCGGCGGCGTCTGGACCGGCAACGCCCAGCAGCTGACCCGCATGCTGCAGCATCAGACACCGGACCTGCCCGACGTCCGTCCGCTCGGCTTCACCGGCTACTGCCGCGAGGCGAAGGCCTATGTGTTCGGGCAGCTGGCCGTGTCGAACGGACGCGTATTCAAGCCGAACGATGACGACTTCTTCCAGATCGGCAAACAGGCCCTGAAGCTGGGCACGTCCGAGCGCCTGCTCGACATCGACTATGATGCTGACAACCTCGACACCAGCTGGCTGGCCGACCTCTGGACGGCATACGGCGCCAAGGGCCTTGTCTGCCTGACCTTCTTCTTCGGCTCGCTCTTCGCCGAGCAGGTCCGTGCCGAGATGAAGAGCTTTCCGTTCCTCGAAATGCATGGCCTGCCGGGCACCGGCAAGACCACGCTGGTCGAGTTCCTCTGGAAGCTGCTCGGCCGTGAGAACTACGAGGGCTTCGACCCGGCCAAGGCCACGCCCGCTGCCATGGCGCGCAACCTCGGCAAAGTCGGCAACCTGCCGGTTGTTCTGATCGAGGGCGACCGCCGCGAGGAGGCCAGCCACGCCCGAAAATTCGAGTGGGAGGAACTCAAGACAGCTTACAACGGGCGCACCGTCCGTTCGCGCGGCGTGAAGAACGGCGGCATGGAGACGTTCGAGCCGCCGTTCCGGGGCGCGATCGTCATCGAACAGAACGAGCCGGTCAATGCGAGCCGGGCCGTGCTCGAACGTATCATGTCGCTGGGCTTCGACATGGCAGGCTGGTCGGCCGACACCAAGACATCGGCAGAGCGGCTTGAACAATGGCCGATCGAGAAGGTGTCGGGCTTCATCGTCCACGCGGCCAAGCGCGAGAACGAGGTTATGGCCCGGTTCCGGCAGGCCTTCGCGCAGTACGAGGACGAACTGCTCGCCATGCCGGGCATTCGCACGAACCGCTTGGCGAAGACCCACGGCCAGCTGCTCGCCTTCCTCGACGCCATGCGCGCGCTGCTGCCCCTTACCGACGAGCAGCAGGCGGCAACGGCGAAGTTCATCGTCGAGATGGCGACCGAGCGGCAGCTTGCCGTGAACAGCGAAGACCCGATCGTCAGCCTGTTCTGGGAGCGGTTCGACTACCTCGAAGAGAACGAGGATCCTGCCGCCCTTTCCGGCCACATCAACCACCACCGCCGCCATGCCGAGGGCATGATCGCGGTCCGCCTCAACGAGATGGAAGCCCGCTGCGCCGAGAAGCGCCTGGCGCTGCCCACCCACGCCGAACTTATCCGCGCGCTCAAGACCTCGAAATCGCGCCGCTTCATCGAACAGACCGCCGTCAATTCCCGGAACGACGGCGTCCCCCCGGTCCGCTGCTGGGTCTTCCACGACCGCTCGCGCGCGACCGCCGCCAATTCCTGAAATCGAAAGGACGAACATGCGTAGCGTTCCCTCCCTTCTGTCCATGGTCGACGTGCCTAAGCCCGCCGTGCCGATCGTCATGCCGTGGGACTACATCCAGATGCGCCGCGAAGCCGCCGGGCTTACGATCGAACAGGCGGCCCGGCCTTACTGGCACCGCAAGGAACACCGGGCCGACGTCGAGCGCAACTTCCAACGCGTCGAGACTGTCGGTTTCCGCGTCAAGCGTCTCTGGGACATGTCGCGGTCGTTCCGGCTCAACCTGACTGTCTACCGCCAGCTTTGCGACACCCCGCCCGAGATGCACCCCCGCCTCTGCCTGGCATGCGGATGGGACGAGTGGTCCGCGCAGCTCGATGCCGAGGGCTTCGACTGCACATGGTCCGACGCCAATCCGGAGCTCTGCACCCGCTGCGAACAGTTGCGCCGCCCCTTGTTCAAGCGGCGCCTACCGAACTTCCACCCCACCAACACGCCCCACGGCGGCCACCAGATCGCCGCCTGAGCACCAAGGAGCATTCTATGTCCGAAGAAAATTCCACCGAAGATCGCCTCCGACTGCTGATCGAGCGCGTCGAACGCCTCGAAGAAGAGAAAAAGGGCATCAGCGACGATATCCGGGACGTCTACAACGAGGCGAAGGCGGTTGGCTACGACACCAAGGCCATGAAGCTGATCGTCAAGCTGCGGAAGATGCGGCCGGATGATCGCCGCGAGATGGAGAGCATCACCGACACCTACAAGAACGCGCTGGGGCTCGACTGACCATGGCGACACGCTCATCTAACAACGTCCACCCGATTGGCTGCTCATGCCGGGCCTGCGCGCCCGTCGCCGAGCGCAAGCGCCGCGCCAACCTCGCAATCAAGGGCGCGACCCGCGCCCTGTTCCTGATCGCCGCATTGGTCGCGATCCCGTTCATCATCGTTCACGCGCTCTCCAGCGCGAAAGGAGATCGCCGGTGAACGTCACCTCAACGAAAGAGCAAATGATCGCTGCCCTCTACGTCGAAACTGACGGGTGCTATTTCGGCCTGCCCAGCGTCGATCCTTGGGACATCGTACGGGACGCTCGGAAGTACCCCGGTCCCTTCCCGATCGTAGCCCACCCGCCATGCCAGCGCTGGGGCAGGTTCTGGCACGGCAGCACCCGAAAGCCGCACCAGTACGAGCTTGGCGCCGACGATGGCTGCTTCGAAGCCGCGCTTAAAGACGTGCGCGAGCATGGCGGCGTGATTGAGCACCCGGCCGATAGCAAGGCTTGGGCCTACTTCAATCTCAACGCACCCAAGCGCGGCGAAGGCTGGATCCCCGCGGATATGCTGGGCGGTTGGACCTGCTATGTCGAGCAGGGGCACTATGGTCACGATAGCCGTAAGCCCACCTGGCTTTACGTATTCGGCATCGCGCCGGAGGATCTGCCGGAATTGATCTGGAGGCGGGGCGAACAGCGCATCCCGGAATGGATGATTGAGCGCTACGGCTACGAGAAGGCGCGACGCATCGGCGTCGTCGCAATGGTCGGTGGCAAGGATAAGGTGCGCAAGAGGAACGCCACCCCGATCCCGTTCCGCGACGTCCTGCTCGCCTTGGCGGGCCTGGCGCAACCGGCGCGGAGGCTTGCGGCATGACCGGGGAACTCACCGCTCGCCCGAAGGGCAGTACCCGTCATCCTTGGGATTGGTATGTCGAGGAGAAGTGGGTCACTGATCGCCTGATCGACGTGGTCGAGCTTGAACCGGACGTGACTTACCTTGATCCGTTCTGCGGCCAGCTTCATATCCCCCAGGCGCTTTCCGAGCGCGGCTTCGCACATGCCTTTGGGACAGATCTGTATGCCCGGAATCCTGACCACCGCCTCTTCCTCGGGCAGCATGATTTCTTCGGCGATCAGCGCCACCTTCTGGAGGCATCCCGGCGCCTATCAATAATCATGAATCCGCCATTCTCGTTCCAGAACGGCAAGCTAGTCCGTGGCTTGGCGGAAAAGTGCATTCGTCAGGCACTGTCCATCGCGACCCACAAGGTCTGCGCGCTCTTACCACTCAAGTGGCTGGCGAGCGAAGGCCGCTATCGACTTTTCACCGACGAGACGCCGATCGGCGTTTGGATCCTGTGCGAGCGTCCGTCGATGCCCCCCGGCGACATGATCGAGGAGTTGGGCAGCAAGGCTTACGATCATGGCAAGATCGACTACATGTGGGTCGTATGGGACAAACAGGCTGCCCCGCTCTCGGATCTCAGCGGTCGGCCCTTTGCGCCGACGTACTGGATCCCACCCCGCGAGAAGGCAGCAATGAGGGAAAGGCAGCTCGCAGCATGAAGTTATCGCAATCCCAGCTGCTGATGCTCCGCGTTTCCGGTCGCGACGAAGAGACCGGCGGTGGTCGGCGCGTCAGGCTGATGAGCGCAAGGAACTGGCGCACCGCGTACAGCCTGAAACGAAAGGGTTTGGGTTGGATCGAAGACAATCGGGCGACCAGCAAGAATGCCGCCAGCTACTTTTTTGCGAATGAAGCAGGCACGGCTATCGTCTATCCCCAAAAGGGCGAGGAATCACAGGAAAGGAAGCTGGCAGCATGACAGCACAGCAGCCAATCAGGCTCTTAAGGATCAGCGAGGTCATGGACAGAACGTCGCTGTCACGATCCACGATCTACGCCCTGATCGAAAAGGGCAAGTTCCCGTCTCAGCGGAAGCTGGGGCCTAAGTGTTCCCGATGGGTCGAGAGCGAAATCGACGCATGGACGCGCGAGATCGCCGCGTGATCGCTCAGCGACCGGGTCGCCCCGGCCCGGTCGCCGCAAACCGCATAGGCTGGCCAATGTGCATCTCTGCCGGCCACATGTCTTTCATCAGCAGGTCGGCCCATTCGATCGCGATCTCCCGCCGACGCGGCATGTAAGCGGCTCGATTGTAAGCCCCTTCGACCTTGTCCTTGGGCACATGGGCAAGCATCAGGTCGATGATCGCGCGGTCAGGCGCAGCGTTCTTGTGACCCGCAGCGCGCCAAGCGCGCTCCACCCTTTCATTCATGATCGTCGAAAAGGCCGAGCGGAAACCATGCGGCACATGCCGCTGATAGTACCCGGCCCGGATCAGCAACGCCCTGAGCGTGTTTTCGCTCATTGGCCTGTGCACGTGCCGGTCTGAGGGAAACACCAGCGGAATATCGCCGGTCAACGGCATCATCGCTCGGATGACATCCACGGCCTGCGGAGCGAGTGGCACGAGATGGTCGCCATCCTCTTCCGACTTGCGATCCTCGTCGCCTTTCATCCGCTGCGCTGGAATACGCCATAGCGGCTCCGAGCCGTCGAGGTCCTCGAATTCCTCCCATCGTGCAGCATGCAGTTCGTTCGGCCGGACAGCTGTCAACGCCAGCATCCGCAACGCCAGCTTCGTCGGTGCCCGGCACCGTTCGGCGTCACAGTCGACCAACAGCTGTCTTAGCGCGTCGAGATCCGTGATCGCGGGTTGTGGTTTCGCGCGCGGTTTCTTTGGAAGGGCCACCGCAAGGCTAGCGGCAGGATCCTTCCCATTCATGCCCATTGCCATGCCGTACACGAAGATAGCGCTGATCCGCTGCCGCGCTCGGTGAGCAGTCTCGATCGACCCGCGATCCACGATCCCTTGCAGAACGGAGAGGACGGACAGCCCTTCCACGTCGGCGATGGGGAGAGCTCCAAGCGCCGGAAAAATATCAGCCTCAAGGCAGGCCAGCACGTCCTCGGCGTGGACCTTGGACCATCGCTTCTTTTGAAGCGCGTACCAGGCTAGACCGATTTCACGGAATGTCGGCCGCGTGTCAGCTTCTGAGGCAGCGCGCGCAAAGAGATCGTTGGGCTTAGGCTCGATGCCCTTGGCGAGCATCGACTTGGCGAGATCGCGCGCCTCCCGCGCCTCAACCAGTTTGATCGCTGGATAGGTTCCGATCGTCAGCGTCTTCTGGCGCGGCTTACCTTCGGCATTCCGGCCAAACTGGTAGTTCATTCGCCAGACACGCCCGCCCGCGACCGACACATGGAGGAAGAGTTGCCCGCCGTCCGACAGCTTGTATGGCTTATCCTTCGGCTTCGCGTTCTTGACCTTCAGGTCCGTCAGCATCGCCATACCATATTCCCCGAATCGCATACCATAGGCCATGCCATATCGCAGATCGGCTAGATGAGAACAAACGAGGACAATCTCGGACTCATCGAACGTGCCAGACAC